GGCAGGGTAGCTGCTCTGCTTCTTCCGCTCTTTCGAGCAGAATAATGCTACCCCGTAGGTTTTTAAGCCCACCCCCCCGCTAATGTGCGGGGGCCCACCGGCGTTTCAATGTGACTGCGCCGTGCAGTGCAGAACGTATTAAGTGACGTTCATCTACACTTTGGACCTCCTCTAAGGAGGCCAGAGCAGAGAAGCTCGAGACTAATACGGCCGAAAGGTCTGCATTAACTCCGTGCGACTTCACAATGTCTTTGGACATCTTCGTCTTAGACATTTTGATGAAGCACTTCATCATCGCAGCCCACCCATCCAGCTCATCAGAGCGATGAACCGGGCTCGGCACCCAGCCCCATACTTCTGGGGACTGGTAATTTGAAGAGTGAGTCTTTTGGTTCTTTTTAGTTAACCATCTGTCTACACTCTCATAACCGAGGAAAGAGTAACGGCCCAACACAGGACTCGTCTCTCGTACGTAGGGCAAAGGCCCTAAGTACCGCTCACATTTCTTGAACATGAGCGAGGCAGTCTGCCAATACCCCTTTAGGTAAAAGAGGTTAGCGGTAGCTACCCACGAGATAAGATTCTTATGTTGTCGCTTGTTCTCAGGAGGCGTCTGTCTGATATACACGGGTGTAACCCTGTAACCAGCAAATGCATCAACACCACATGACTCTCTGAAGCTTCCGCTCAAGAAAGTCTTATTAGTGTTTACCTTACAATTGTTCTTTTGTAGGTAATCGAGAACAACATCCGCATTCGCGCTAGGGACGATGATATCATCTCCATAGACGCGTACCCCTCGAGAAACCTTATTGATGTTTCTCTGGGAGTAGGAAAGGCTATTGCTATCCAGCAAGGCCACTATACAAATCGTATAGAAGAACATGGCCTCAATGGGGAAGCACAGAGCACTACCCATAGACGCAAATTTTCCGAGAGGACCAATTATTTGGCCATCGGGCATTTGTGCCTTGGTCGAGCGACATGCTAAGATGCAATCGTGTAAATCACGATTGCCTCGAAACATCTCCATCGCTAATGACAGAGGAACTCTATCACTAGCTTCGGAAAGGTCAATGGTCGAATATCGACCCGTTCTCGACGCTTTCAAAGCTAAACGTTGGTTAATACTCTGGTCACGGAAATTAATTCGGTGACTAGTTAACCAATAACCCTCGATCCTATCATAGAGATAGTCGCGGATCCCCTGCTGCACATATTGCATGCAGACGGGTTCGATAGCTATGATACGGGGAGATTTCAGCGTTTTTGGGACGGTGATAACCCTTACGGGTTGTTCATCATCCTCTGGAACAACCGATACAATTTCGAGCTCCTCACTAAAACTCGGGGTCCCTAACGGGTACCCGTTGTCTATAATGGGGAAGTAAGGCTCGAGACGGTCGTGCCAGCGTCGCCAAACGTACTTCTGATTACCAGAGATACGGTCGGCAGTTGCACCCGGACCATGCGATGGTATAATATGCTGGGGATCAAAATCCCTAACCATATTATCCCAGAGCAAACGAGCAACGCGGGAAAATTTCCGCGATAGTTCGTCGGGTGCTGAAAACGTCTGGAAATCCTGCTCGATCTTCGTAAAGTTCGACAGTGCTGCTTGCACTCTTTTAGGGGTGCACGCAAGTTCCACCTTTTTGAATGCGCAACATATTTGTCGCACAGATTCAACAAGAGTTGGAATATCACTGGGAACGTCTCCAGCAACGTTGTTACAAGTTGTAGGGGATTCATACGAGGTCACCTTTCCTGTCTTTTGGTTGAAAATTAGACTGAGCATACCTTGCAGGAATGCAGGGATTGCTCCACATTTCTTGAAATTTCGGAAATGTGCTGAGTCTATAGCTCCGGTCGTTAGTGCTCTTTCGAAGTCACTAGCGAACTGAGGCAGGGCTATTGTTAAAAACGATAGACCTTCATTCTCAACCCGTGATTTGATTGTTTCCAAATCACGTAAAGCAAAGACGTCAGCGGAACATTTGGCACAAGCATCTAAATAGACTGCTTGTACCACCTCTAGGTATTCACTTACGCTGCTTTTCATGCTACCCCCTATATAGGAGGATGGCAATCAGGCCTCGTACGCAGAATATCTTACAAAATCCCCCCATATGGGGGGAGCAAACACTATACCTGCGACTCTTGCCCTAGAAGTAGTTAACTACTCAGAGCCCAGTAGGCTAT